CCAATAAAAGGGTTTGTGCTTCAATTTCAGTTATCGTTCCTTGTTCAAGGTCTTGTGCTATTTTGATAATTTTATCTTTCATAATCTTTTACTGTGTTTATTTGCAGCCGTTAGCGGTAATCTTAAAGACCATCCGCATACTCAATATATTCTTTGTGCCTTTGTCTAAAATGGCTGAGATAACGCTGACTTGTTTCAATCATATATTTAGGTGCGTTATTGTCTATCAACCAATTCAAATGGTCTTTTTCTTTTTCAGCCATTTGCCAAACTCTCGGTATAATATCTTGTTTCATTTGCTCCTTGAAAGAAAGACTACCGCTAACAGCAGGTTTATTCAATGCGGGTTTCCTGCTCCCCAATAACATTTTTAGTATGTTCATATTTTCTGTTTTTAAATTAATTCATCTGTAAAATCCCGCACTAAATAAACCTGCGGAACGTTATAAACAATTTAACAGCACCCTGCATCTGGCATTACCCAAATCTTAGGACTGACACTTTCTAATAGTTCGAAACTTTCGACTTCTGACCATTCTTCGTCAGTTACGACTATTGCATCATCAGATGAAATTAACTCTTTGGCGTGTTCTGTGTCATTGGCAATTATTACCAATCCACCTTCTTCGTGATAATTAGAACTACATTTTTCGATTCGATTAAAAATAAATATTTTCATAATTTAAAACTGTTTATAACTTTCGTTACCCGTCAAGTCAGGGGTACTTAGTTCGCCAATATTGTAGGTGTTTGGTTGTTTATTGCAGCCGGACAGGTCAACACCATCTAACCCTGCCCTGCGTGTAACTTTGTCGTTATAGGTCAGTTTGCTGGATGTTTCCGTTGCAATCACGGCAAATCTTCCTATCTAATTCATGGTAAGGGTCTTTAGGTTTTGGTATTACACAATCGCAAACCGAACCTATAACACCAAATAAACGCAATAAATGTTCCTTTGCTTCATTGGTGGTCATACTACCTTCTCGAAGGTCTGATGCTATACTTAATATTTCTTCTTTCATATCATTTACTGCGTTTATTTGTTATCCGTTTACGGTTAGCGTGTGTCATTGCTACTGCATTTAGCCAATTCATTATTCTATCCTCCAAACCCTTACACCATTTTCTAATGACTTTGAAATTATCTTCATAGTTGCTTTTGTTTTCTTTCTATAGATGTTGAAATACGACCTAACAGCACACTGTATTTTAAGCCTTACTTTTTTATCATCCTCTGGTATAAAAAAGCTATCTCCTATATCCATTTTATCAAATGGGTATTTAATTTCTGTAACTGGTATAGGTATGTTTTTTTCTATTTTTATTTCCATATTATTTATTTAGTTTATTCCCTGTAAGTCCAAAATAAAGAGCTTCAATGCGTTGATAGGTGAAGTTGTCTATACTGTCAATAAGGTGTTGACTTTTAACGCCTGAATCTTCCTTAACGAAATACACATTATCATCTTTAAAAAGTATAGACGCATCCCATGCTATTTTTATATAGTGTTGTTTCTTTTCGTTTATCTCTGTGTAATCTTTAATTAATTCCTGGTTCATTTTTATTTGCTTAAATCTTGTTTGTAATAAAAAGTAGGTCTGTTAAGTTTTGGTTGTCTACTTTAACTAACTAAACCAATTTATTATGGAGTAGTATCTTTGATTTTTTTATAAATCATATCTCGCATCTGGTCAGCTTTATACTTTTTGTCTTTCACAAATGTTCTTAAAACTATAACCTTTGATTTTGCTATTATCTTTTCTTTACCTTTATCTGTTTCTTCTTCAATGGATTTAATTTCATTGCGTTTATCTGTTTCTTTTATAAAAAACTTTCTTCGTGTTTCATCTAAAACTTCTTGCTTTGCTTTTTGGTATATCTGCGTTTTCTCGTTTTTACTCAAGCATATCATATTAAGCTTTTCAAGCTCATCATAGATGTAGGGTTCATGTGATTGAGGTAGGAGATAGTTCTCTGTTTCAACAAAAACCTCGTATGGTTTAATAAAACACTCTTCCATAAAGTCTATCTTTATTTTTATACGATCTTGTTCTGACGGCTCTCTATTGACCTTAAAATGGCTATCCTCAAATTGCCTTTCTTTTGGTTTAACCATCTTACTTCGATCTTTGCCTATCATGGGGATAATGTTGCACATACGCTCAATCCTTGACTTAACGCGATCTGTATATTCGCTAGCCACCTGTTTTAAAGTTAGGTTAGTGGTAAAATGCTTGAAAGCACCTGTAGCCCTAAAGTTCTCATAGGATTCATGGACAATAAGTTCTCCCATGTAAAACTGCCTTCCGTAGTCTGATACTTTTTCGTGTTCTTTCATACCCAACTCGTCAAACATCCAATCCCCATTTTTTATTGCTCGCGATATTTCTCGCCTGTTTCTAGAGTTTTCTTGCCAAAAGTTAGCCTGCTGCCAAGGTGTTGTCCATTGGAAAGCCATAGGGCTTTTTAGCTCAAGTAAGCAGCGTTGCATGGTTCTCATAAGCTCTGTTTTACCCGTCCCTACTGAACCTAAAAGGCATATACCACGGTCTAAACAAAGATTCATTGGTTTGCTATCCCTGTCTGTCATCTCTTCAAATTTTTTATCCCGCATCATGTATAAAACAGCAAGCTCTACCTCTAAATCGTTTTCTTTGTCCACCACAAATCCATTGACGACTGTGTTGGCTTTTTTCATGAAAAAATCTTTGTAATCTTGGTATGTCTTCATGTTTTTTAGCTTTTTATAAACTCTTCTCTGATTGCTTGTAAGTCTACCTGGGTACTGTCTTTTATCCACAAAACATTTTTTTGTTTTGTATCTTGAAAATTATTCTTTGCTCTCATGCTTGGGGTAGGGTATATGCCATCCCATTCCATGCCAATTGAATGGTTTATCATTTCTTCTGCTGTTGCTAAATCTCCTTTGCTTTCTTCAAACAACTTCCTGTAGCAATGCTCAATGCCTGTTTGTGTTTTGTACATTTTCTTTTTTACATTTTTTTTGTATTCTAGCCACTTTAAAAAAATTTGTAAAAAATCGGCCTGTATGAAACTTAGGTCAAAATCACTTGTTAGCTTTTTTTGTTTTCCTCCCTTATTGTTTTTATAAGTATTAATATTAGTCTTATGTCTTATTATACTGTCATCTGGTGATACATCAACTATCACGTCATGACACATGGAGTCCATTGAACTGTCATCTGGTGATACATCAACTATCACGTGGTGATACATGGTGTCATCTATTTTTTTACTTGAACTATCACGTGGTGATACATCTTTCTCATCAAAAACAATATTTTTATCTGGATTACTTGCCTGTTGAATATGTTTAAAATCATGGTTGTTTTTGTATTTTTCTAAGTCTATGATTTTATACTTCACAGGCTTTTTTTCAGAAAAATCAATTAGATTTAAAGCACGTAATTCGTCTCTATATTTTTTAAATGAATTACAAGAAATTCCTATTATTGAGTATATACTTTCATCTGTCCTACAAAACGTATCTTTCCAAAAACAGGAATTGCAAATCATAAGTAATATATCATAAATAGCTATAGAATAAGGGTGTATTTTATTGCCCTCTAACTTTTCCCACAAGCTATTTTTTAAATAAGGATAAGGGTTCATACATTGTTTTTTTTTAAACTTTTTAACTTAAATCTCTATTTTAGTGTAGTTAATAATTTGTTTGTATAAAACTTAACTTTAATCAACCCCCTTAAAATGGGAGACCATCTTCTTTACCACCAGTTATAATGGTATTAGAACTAGTATTTTTTGGTTCACTATCTAATATTATAGCGTAGTGTGTATGTCCGTATTCGCTTACATCTTTGCGCTTATTAATAGAAATTTTTAGGCTTCCATCTTTTCTTGCTTTATCTATTAAAGCATCTGTATCGAAGGAGCACACAATATCTTCTATAAAGAATTTTACCTTTCCTTTTGTGTTGGCAAACTCTAACATGTCAGTTACCTTTGGTATTGTAACTAATATTGATCCATAAGGCTCTGTTACCTTGTAGGTATAAGGGAACTTTCTAACCTGCTCAAAATAACACTTGTTTAAATAATTTTTGTTGTCTTTCATAATTATGCTGTTTGTGTATAATAAATCTGTTTTATAATCGGTGTACTGGCTTTAAAAGGGCATTGAGAAGATAGCCCTTCGGGGCATTCTTTACATCTCTTGTATTCAGGTATAGGTCTAAACCCTTGTATTGATTCAATCTCTATACCCTGTCTAATGGCCTCTACAAAGTCATTAAATATAGGTTCATCATTTTGGTCAATATTTACCTTTATGAGTTGAGAATCATCGCCTGAAGAGCTAAAAAGCCAAAAGTAGAAGGGGAGACCGGATAGGTGGTGGTACATACGTGCCTGTATCATGTGGTAATCTTTCTCATGCAGCGTGTTAATATCCCATCCGTCTTTATCCCATCTATTGTATAGTTTAGCGGTATATTTCAGGTCTATGACTGCTTCCTCTCCTTTGACTAGCGCTATGATATCAAGAATGCCTTTCATTCCGTTTTTTTGGATATAAGTCCCTGTCTCTAGGATTTCAATATCCATTTGTTCACAAAAGGTTTTAAACCTTTTAGCTTGATCCTTCGCTCTCTTATATTCAGCTGTAAGATACCCTTTAGCTGTTCGTAGTGGAGTAGGGGTAGAACCATCTTTTGGTCTTTGCCCTGTGGCTATAAACTCAAAGTATCGACCTAGAGCCATCGATTCTGTATCTATGTTAAATAACTCTTGTATAATAGCCTCTAATTGCAGACCACATAGTTCACCCTTGCAGTACTCTAGGTATGCTTTTATTAAACTTTGTGATATGTTTAAATTGCTACTTTGCATTGGCTACAGTTGATTTTAGGAGTGCCTCTTTTCTTTCTTTAAAAAACTTAAAGTATATATTTTTTTCCTCTTCTATTAGATCATTATATATTCTGCCAAGACTATCTAAATCAGCTTTAGATATTTTGTCAACTATATTTTGGTCAATAGTTATTCTCTTAGGTTTTACTTCTGGGGATTGAAATTCAGTATCTTTTTCCTCTTCTGTAGGGATCATAAATAGTTGAAGAAGAGCATATTTTAAAGCTGCACTAGCGGCCTTATTGGATGCTTTATCTCCAGAATCCATCGCCTCTCCACGCATCACAGAAGATACACTGCTGCCATCTAATGCGTAGAAAGTAAACTTTATATCTATGATTGAATAGATTGTAGCACCACCTGATTTACTAGTGCGTTCTTCTCTAAGAGAGCCTACTAACTCTGAAGTACAAAAAAGCCCATGTTTAGCAAATAGCCCATGTAGTTCATTATATAAGTCATCTATACCTCTAAATGAATAGCCTTGTTGTGTGTTCTTCTTATCCTTACCAATTGCTGTGACATCTTTAAGTACACTATTGATAGTTTGAAAAATAAGCGGAATTTTTTCTTTTTCTTGCATACAGTTTTACAGTTAACAGGTTATTTTATAGTTTCTAATAGTTTGTTTATTTCATCGTTTGAGCTTTCTTTTAAGGCAATATCCATAAGTAGTTTTGATATGGTACTAATAGTATTACACATGTAATAGGTCACTAGCAAAGGGTCTATATCTTCCTCCAGCTTATCAGTTATTAAGTCTACAGCTGTATTTACCGTATCCTCTATGCGCTTGTAAGAAATCTCTTGGATATGTCTTTTAAGTAAACTATCCTCAATGGGGTTTTCTAGTAGTTTTATAGTGGTTTTCATAATTCTGGGGCTAAATCGTTAATTTTAATTTTGTGTTCAAGGATGTACTCATATCCTTTATATTCTGGCAGTGTTTTGATATATTCTTGTACAAGAGGGGAGAGGTGCTCTTCTCGTAAGTAGCAATCATCTAATATGAAATCTACATGGAGAAATTCTTGCTTATAGTCATCAAAACCAGCTATTATTTCAATAAACATGCTTCCATCTGAATATATTTTAGAGGTGTTTATGAGCCATTCTATAAAATCCATAATTGGGATTTCTATAAAATATTCCATCTCATGAATTAAAATTCCCTTTTCGTCTTTAGGACATATCTCCACGAGTATTTCATTTGGGAGTTCCTGATGGCCTATTTTATTAATAAATGAACCAAATATTAATTCATAGTTCACGTTGTGCGTGTGTGTTGCATGGGGATTCCTCAGATAGGTAATCCTCCTAAATACAATTTTTGTTTTTTCTTTCTTCATAATTTTAGTAAACAATCTTTTTTTATGTTAAATCATCTAAGTTAAAAGTATATAAATCATACTTATAAAATATTCTAAACGTAATGTGATCAATAGTAAGGTCTGTTTTTAAACAGCTCTCTGAGATGAGAAGAGGCATATTATGTTCTTGTTTCTATTTAACATAATATAAATAATCTCTTTCAATCTCTATTGACTTTATAATAATAAATAATTTTACTATATATTCCAAAATTTAAAAGAACGTTTTAATTTATTTTAATCATTACAAATAAGTAATTAATTTGTTTTACTATATTTGCGATGTAAAAATATCGTTTTGTAAAACTACAATATTTATTTTATAAAAACAAATTATTTTTTATTTTTTTTTAACTAAACTATCAATACAATGGGATCAACTATGAAGAATGCAGATTTAGATATTGCAAAACGCATTAAAAAACTATTAAAACATTACGATATAACCCCTTATAGGCTTGCTAAGGACGTAGGGCTAGGTCATGCTTCCGTATCACAATTTTTATCTGGGAAATATTTGCCTGCCTATAAAAAACTTGTTAAGATATATCTTTACTTCCCAGAAGTAAATCCTCATTGGTTTTTAACCGGCATGGGGGAGATGCTTGAAAATAAAAAGTAAATAAAAGATAAATACTGTTTATTTTTTCTGTATACTCGCGTCCACCTATTATTTATATGGACGTAAAAAACCTAAAAAGAGAAATAAATTTATTTGAAATTTATTTACAAACAGAAAAAAGATATAGTGAACATACAGTTTCATATTATATCTATAGCCTAAAACAGCTAAAAGAATTTATATTCATGAGCAAGGATTCTTCTTTAAGCAAGAAATCTGTATGTCAATGGATATACTTTTTGTATGAAAAGGGATTAAAGCCTCAATCTATTAATAAGAAATTAATTGTGATCAGAAGTTTTATAAGATTCTTATCAATTAAAAAAAATGATTGTTTAAGTGCAATCAAAGACATATATACATTAAAAGAATCTTCTTTGCTCCCTAAATTTATCTCTGAGCAGAAAATAGGAAATACTATTAATGGGTATAAATTTCAAGATAACTTTATAGGATATAGAGATAAACTAGTATTAGCTATTTTTTATTTAACTGGCATTAGGGTTTCTGAGTTGATTAAGATAACCTATGAACATATTGACTTATGTAGAAGCACTATAAAGATAATAGGGAAGGGCAGAAAAGAAAGATTAGTTCCTATAGTTGATGGGATAAAAGAATTAATAAAATCTTATACTTTCCACAGATATTCTTATTTTAAATCATCAAATGATTCATTAATAATAAACAATAAAGGCGTAAGCGCAAATGACCAGTTCATAAGAAAATTAGTAAAAAAATACATGGGTGGCCAAACTCCTCATGTTTTAAGGCATTCATTTGCTACTGCTTTAATTAATAATGGAGCAAACATCTTATCTATAAAAGATCTTTTAGGCCATGAAAGTGTAGCTTCTACACAGATTTATACCAAAATAAATTATAAACGATTAATAGATGTGCATAAGTCTTGTCATCCTAGAGAGAAAGAGTAAAATTGATTATAAATTCTTTTTAATAAATATTAAAACAGCTAATACTATAAATACTATTGAAATCCACCAGTTCTTCTTAAAGAATGTAATCCATCCATATTCTTCTCTTTTATAAGGGTCTTGTATGATGGTAGTCTTATAGCGAACATAGGCGGACAAACTGTCTCCATTAAGCCAAATCTTCACCATGCCATTTTCAATGGGAATAAACAAAGTATCTTTTCTTAAAGCCTGCAATGCTTTAGGTAGTATTTCTTTTTTTAAGATGTTTTTTATGGCTATCTTATTTTTAGGAGAAAGGATACAAGTGTCTTTTAAAAGTGTATCTAGCCTATAAATGAATTGTGTAGAAATAGAATCTAAATAAAGAGTGTCTTGCTTTAATACGAATACCGTATCCTTTTTATGCAATAAAGTATCTATGATCTTAGGGTTTTTCTTAATAGCCCTTCTTAAATGCCACTTAGAGGAGCATGACAGCCCTATACATACCATTATGGAAAACAGAAAAACTCTCATTTGGATTTCCCTTTAAATAGGTTATACTTTTCTATAATCGCATTTATGACGGTAATGGCATTAGCACCACCACCAACAGCCAAGAAACTTAAAAAAGCGGTTGTATTTAATTCAAAAGAAAAAAACTGGTCTCCTACTACCTGTATCACACAGATAAAAAAGGCTGCATACATAATAACTGTCTCTCTATTCATATTTTTTAAATATATTTGTATATACAATTTAGTTTCTTGTTTTTTGCATTTCTCCATGCCTACTATATACGCCTTCCTAAAATAGTAGGCAACTGGAGATCATATTAAATCAACAAATCCTAGCAATACTAATCCATTCTTTTTAACACTAAAGTCTAAAGGTCTTTCAATCTCTACAACCTCTTTCCCTTCTGATCCTCCTTCCTTATTTCCATTCCCCTCTATAGATTTAAACTTATTTTTATCTATCACCTCTGATACGATGCCTATATGCCCTTGCCATGTGGGGACACCATTTTTATACCTTTGCCATACAACCATAGCTCCTTTAGAAGGAATTAGCTTCCTAGACTTAGGCCGTATGGTTATAAAGTTATTGTACGTCTTAACAGCTGATGGGCTGAATATAGGCATGAAGCTTTTATCTAAAAATTTATTAAACACCAGCTTACAGAATATAGCACACCATGAGAACCCTGTTTTAAAACCCTGCTCACGCATCATGTTGTCAAAGTCTACCTCCTGAAATCCCATATTACTAGGTCTCTCTTTCTGGCCTACAAAACTTCTCGCATACGCTACTAACTCATCTGCATTTATCATAACTTTAAAATTTTCTCTATTTCCATAATGTGGTTATACAATGCTGACATCAAGAATTCATCTCCTATATATTGAATATCTTCAAATGTTACCATCACCACAGCCATAGGTTGCCCTAAGTCTGTGTAAAGCATATACATATATATGTAATTATCAGGGTCTTCAGCAAACTCATAATTCATGTTTTCAACATCTTCTATCTTTAAAAGACATCTAGTTGAAAAACTTAATCTTTTAAATAACTTGTCATATCTCCCATTGATAATGACTTCTTTATATCTTTCTTTTATAGGATCAATATGCACAGATAATCTTTCTTCGTTAGTCATCAATATTTTGAATATACCAACGCCATTCATTAACTCTGTCCCATTAAGTATCTGTGCTACGCAAGCACGTACTACCTTATTATGAGCTACTTTCTGGAGCATACGTTCAAGGACTTTATCTACCTTCTCCCCATGATCGGCCATACGCTTAATCCCTTTTATCTTTTTCTCTGCAATCTCCTTTGCCTCTTGCTCTTTACGAAGTTTTTCCTGTTTTTTAGTTTTATATTTTTTTACATACCAGTATACAACAGTGCCTATAAATAATAAAATACTAATAGGGCTTACACCCTCTTTACCTACAAGCGTTTTTGCTATCTCTGATAAAAATTTTAACAACTCAAAATCACCCACCGTTTTCTATGAATTGATCTATCTGTTCAATGCTTTGCTTCATGCGCATAGTCTGTACATCTACACGTCTTGCAAAATCTTCAACCTCTATTTTCCCATTTTTAAATAGCTTCTTTGCAATCTGTATCTTACGGTCTACATCACTTATAAGATCATGATGTGAACGTGCAAGATAAAACAAGTCTTCTCCTTTAAGTTCTCTCTTTTTTCTTTTGAATACATAAGAACAAATCCTAAATATTCCTATCACGATTAAGAAGTTAAGAATCTCATCATGCCATCCAAAAAACTCTTTGGGTGAGATTAAGTTAAAAAGTCTAGCTATACAAAAAGATATAGCCACAATGTAAACCCATCTTACTTTACTTATCCTACTATGAAACAGATACCCACCCAAAAGCCAGCTTATGGCTGATAAGTAATACCCTACACGATAGGCAAAATGGTAGTAACTCTTAAATGAGTCAGCACAATGGATGTAGCCGAACCAGCTTTGACACGTACTCTCCTTAGAGAAGAACTCATGTGCATTAAGTAAAAAAAATGGCAAAAGAAACAAGGCAAATGCAAGCGCACGTTGCCCTGTTTTGATATGATTAACTAAAACTAAAAATGGAGATTTGTCCATTTAAAACATGAAGAAAGAAAATACTATCCGAAAATCAAGCACACAATTGTAATAACGGCTATAAGAACTGCTGTTGCAATTGCGATTTTTGCTACTAATCCTTTTTTGTCTGCTTCTGGCATATATTTAATTGTTTTATTAATTACCTGTTGCGATGATGATATTATTAAGTTTGAAATAATCCACTAAATACTGTTCTATAACATGATCTGGATTTATTTTTAAAATCATACCACCCACTAAATCTGAATCAAGGCTTACAACCTTATCTAGATTGTCTTTTATTAATTTATATACGGCCTCTATACTACCATAATGTTGTAAGGCCACATCATATAATGATTGATTTTCTGAAACCCTATAATCTGTTAGCATCAACGTATATTTCTTTATTATTTTTTATTGTTATCCTATCTACTTTAAAACTATCATATTCTAACTGTAACCTTATAGCCTTTTCTAATTTTTGCATGTTAGGCGAGTTTAAATAGTTATTTACACCAACTCCTAATAAAGGGTATTTTTTCCATCCTCCTATATCTGATAATATAATATCTTCTTTATGTTGAGTGTCAGATAACCCTATATTAAAATCACCTAGATAGAATGAAACATCTCCATCTTTATCTATTAAAATATCTTTAGCCGCCATGTTTTACTTTTGTATTTTCTAAATTAGAAACAGATGTTATAGGGGTTAATTGATTACCAGCCCAAGCTGCTGCTGCTGTCTTTAAAGCTGCCCCTCCATCATTAGGAACAGGTATCCATGATGTTGAGAATATTTGTTTTAATGTATTAATATCATTTTCTATTCTATTTAGTTTATTTACAAGCTCTTGTATTTTTATAAGACCTCCGAAGTTGCCTGTATTAAATACAAATCCATTAGTATCTATTTCAAGTTTTTGAGAATCTATAGTTATCTCTATTTTATCTACCTCTGATGTTAATTCAACAAAAGCGTTGTCTTTATCAAACATAGATACAACAACTTTGCTTCCTATTTTTGGTATTAACAATATTCCTTTGCTCTGGTCTGCCATTAATTTTACATCTAAAATATCAGCATCCCCATTAGAAGGTTCAACGGTACATGATTTTTTATAAACATCAATACTTAAAACAGTTCCAAAAAAAGGATATGTATTTTTAGTGTTGTCCTTCACAATTTTTTCAAGAATATCTCTTACAGTAGCATCACTCATAATTGAGAACTTATTTTTCTATCTAATTGTATCTTTTGACGGTATCCATCTATACCAAATAGGTAGTTAACAGATTTTACTAAATATTTCCCTTCTCTTTCAGGAACTTTTTTATCAACTATATTTACTAAATCAGAATGCCTTACAAAAGGCTCTCCAAATGCTTCAAAATACCCAAAGTACCCTTCATATTTAAGTTTTTTAAGTTCTTCCTCTGCTATTTTTTTAAGTTCTGATTCACTCTTATTATAATAATTTAATGTCCTTTGCTCACCATCTGGGTCTCCTAAATCGATTTCTATCTTTTTCTTCTTTTCATCTGTAAAAATAGATACCGCTTTTACCTTTATTTTTATATCATCAATACGCCTGTATTCTAACTCATGAGATGCTATATTCTCTTGGAAATCAAATTTTTGCTCTTTTCTTAATTTCTCAAGATATGCAAAACCAACATAAAGTTTCCCTTCACGAACAAATGAAACTACACCATATAGTTTCCTAAGATCATCTAAAACTTGTGCAATCGTTAAATTACTTATTCTGAAATTTTGCAATGTAAGATCAAAATTTGTTTCATAGGGAAGCAGAGGCCCTACTATATCACCAAGTAGATTTTTTAATGTAATAGATGAATATGTTTTTCTACTTATTGTTTCCTGTTTAAGTATATACATTTCATCATCACAACTAATTTCAATTGGGAGTTTAGGCTTTATAGCTGAAATATAACCTGTAAATACCTTATTTAAATTATTACCATAGCCTAAATTAATTTCTACTTTGTCCCCTCTTTTAAAAAGAGAGTTGCTACCTGAAACTATAGGCTTCCCCTCAAATGTTATCTTCTTGGGTATGATTATAGTTGCAGTATCTGTAAGCATATCCCAAGAAGAATTTATATCTACTTGATTTACAAAATCAAATAGATAGTTATTGATAATTATTTGAGACCTGAGTAGTTTCACTATGTTACTTTATATGTCTATAAGGTTTTGCTAGACCTATTTTATCTTTGCTTATATCTTCTAGCAGAATAGCGAACGATTCATCTTTTGCAATAGCCTTTGACCATTTACCATTCATCCCTGCTTTTATAGCATCACCTTTCTTTAAATCAGCATCTACTAGAACAGGTATTATTCCAGCATTAAGCATGACTACACGCCCGACTGTTGAATTTGAAATAGGATTTTTATCACTATTTTCAGCTGAAACAACTCCATCAACATCACCACCAGCCGTAGACTGAGAAAAATAGAATAAGTTATCAGTAGATGTAACTGGGCTTGAAATAATAGGTAGACGAGTTATTTTAATAGCCATACCTGTTGATAAATCAGTAGCCGAATCACTAAGCCCACCTATTTCATATTGTCTTGTATTGTATCCTTTTATGTTTGCCATAATATATGTGTTTTTTATTATATTAAATTTTTTGTATAAACTGTGCTGTAATTGCTATTTGCCCTCCTGTATAACCAATTAATGTCGATGGATTGTATAAAAAAATTAGATCATTTGGTAAAACATCTAAAGTGTCTACATTATTAGTTGATATATATTCCCCTGACAGCATTGATAATGTTATGCCTGTAAAGAATGCTGTATTAGGGTCTCCACTCGGACAAAACCAGATTTGAGCATCAATCTGGCTACCTGGTGGGAATGAGTTTATCCATCCAAAATTCCTAAAAGTACCTTTTCTTATTACTCTATAAAAACCAATAGTTGTAATAGGGATATTAAAGCCAACTGAAGCTGTCTCATAAGTTACTCCAATAGCTTCATTTGGATACCAAACAGCTGGGTATTTTAAAGAACCTATTACTTCTCTATTTTCTCTTGATGCTAACTCATCAAGAGCTGCACCTATCAACGTTGGTATTACACCCCAATTCGTAGGGTCTGTTGGGTTATATCCAGTATTAGAAGCTGTTTTAGCTAAAAAAAAAATCTCTGCCAGATATGCTACTGCCGCTGCTTTGCTTGGCTGTAAAGGTAATACTTGCGTATACTTGAATCTGAAGAAAATTTCTTCTGACATTTCTTGTTCAACATACTTCAAATCTATTTCATCTGCTCCTGCGTTAGGATTAGGATATATTGAAAATTTGTTTTTAGCGTATACAGCAATCTGAACTCCGTCGACCGTTATAGTTACGGATGTTGTATTATCGGTAAACTGAATACTTGTTTTTGGTGTTATCATATTTTTATCTTAATATCAATTCTACTGGCTCATCACTTATACATCTTAGTTGAAACTCTTGAATTGTATGAGAACCTTCTGTTTGTGGTAAATCATATGATTCAATAACTATATTATAAATACTAAACCTTTGCAAGAAACGAGATACTACTGAAATAGAATCTTGCACCTTACAAATGTTAATGAGCTTATTCATTAAATCTCTTGGATATTTGTACATATCCTTCTGTGTTAACCTCCCACTTATACTAACCTCAAAATCACCATCTGATATATACTCTTTAAAACTCCCATTCTTACCTTGTACAGGTGTCATTACAATATTTTTTTTCATAGAGACAATCATTAGTACATCATAAAGCCTTAACTCATCATACTCTATTGTTTTACCTTGGCTATTTATATAGCTCCCTTTTGAAAATAGTATATCGCTATAGACAGGTGTACCTAATAAATCTGACCACCCTACAATATCTTCTTTATCAAACATTAGCTATTAGCCAAAATATTTACATTATTAACAGCACCAAGTAATGTTTCCACTACTATACGCTTCATATCGCTCGAACTTTCCTTTGTATTATTTGCAATAACCTCAAACCGTTCTATAAGCTTTGTTATATTTATATTAATATTAGTAGGCTTTGAATTACCTGCTATATCCTGTGCTTTTTTTGCAGTACCTTTACTTGCCAATGATCCTGATAATGAAGATGGCAATTCGGATTTTTTAGTAAACCCACCTAAAAACCCTGCTGATGAAAGAGAAAGTCCTTTTTTACCAATACCTTTTTCATATATAAAATCTTGTACACCGCTATCAAATCCTTTTTTAAAACCGTCTGCTACCTGACTGCCATAATTTACAAAGGAATCTTTTAATTTTCCTACTCCTTGATTTATACTTTTAAAATCGAATGTAATTACACCTTCAATAACTTTAGCGATACCTTTGAATACATTAATACCTAATTCTGCTATGTTTAGAAATACTGCTTTAATAGCACCCCATAGACCATAAATAAATCCTCTGAATTTTTCAGATGTTTCCCAGAAATATATAAAAGAAGCGATCAAAGCACCAATAGCCGCAACCACAAGACCTATTGGATTTAGTGACATAACAAAATTGAATGCTTTTGTTGCTATCGTAGCTATATTTGTAGCCGCTTCATAACCAATTATCGCGCTTTTAATAAGTAAAAAAGCTCCTGTTGCGAATAATATACCTTTTCCTAATGCTAAGAATACTTCTTGATTTCTTTTTATGTAATTAATTAGATTAGAAATAAGATTTATAAAGCTACTTAGCCCATCTATAATAGAGGAAATTACAGGTTTTAGTTCTATACCTATTTTTAACTTTAAATTATTAAAAGAATCGCTCAAATTACTGATCTGACCCCCTGTAGTCTTGCTTTGAGCATCCATTAAGTTAAAAAACTTACCGCCTTGAGCTGTCATATCAGCAAAAGCCTTTTCAACATTTGGGAATCCTACTTTCCCTTCTTCTACTAGTTTTTTAACCTCTGAGTCAGTTACGCCAAACTGTTTTGCGAGCTCCTGTATAATAGGTATACCTCTCCCTGTTAATTGATTTATATCTTCACCAAACAATCTTCCTTGTACCTTTGCTTTACCATATATCTCCGCTATCTCAGATATTGGAGCACCTATACCAGATGATATATCCCCAATAGATCGTAATGATTTTTCAATATCATCTGCGCCTACACCAAAAGCTAAAAGTTTTCTTGTAGCATCTTGTATTTCAGTAAGCTCAAATGGGGTAGTGGTTGCAAATCGTTGTAGTTGCTCTGTAAGTTGTGTTACTTGCTGTTGATTGCCTCCAAGCATTGTACTCAAAGAAGCTTGGAAACTTTCAAAGTTAGACAGGGCATCAACTACCCCTTTACCAAATCCTACAACTTTATCTACAGCAAAAGCACCAGCAACAAAAGGTATAGCACTTTTAAATAAAGAACCAAAGTTTGAAGCAGAAGTATTAGTATGCCTTATCCTACTATCCAACATATCCACCTGAGATGATATTTTCCCAAGTGAAGAAGACATCATGTCTTTTAATTGGATAATATAATCGACCTTCTCTGTCAAAACCTATTTATGTTAAAAATATTTTTCTCTCTTAATGACTGTTGATCTGAAACCCAAACTAAATCATTCCAAAGTATAGCCCAAGAATCATCATCTAATGTGTCAGGGTCTACTTGGTAGTAGTGCCTAATCAAAGCATTCGCTTTACGTATATAATCTTCATCATCATTAGATGATATTTTAAAATCCTCTAATTTTTTTTTAACTCTGCATCTTTTACAACTACAAGACTTTGTAATTGTTTACTTGCGCCAAGTAAGTATCCATCATCTTTTAATATGATAGGATCGTACTCGTCTTTGATTAAACAGTTTTGAACAAGTAACTCCGCTGCCGATACAGGGTCAGATTGTATTCTATTTAGGAATTGCCCAAGTACAGCGCGGCTTGGTTTTTTTACATATCCAATGACCCCATCATTAAAATCTAATATATGAACCTCTCCATATATTGCACTTAGCCTGTTTAGTTTTTCTTCTCTTGATTCTTTTTTTTCTTCCATGTTTATTTAGTTATTATATTTATTTTTTATTGTCCAAAATCAATATGAGATATTGCAAGGTCTAATGTAACCTCTACCTTTGTATCTCCTTGTTTTGTGTCAACATCTGTATTCATAAACTGTGCATTTCTTAATATAAAATTCATTTCTTGATTAGATTCATTAAAAAATGTAACAGGTATATCAAATGGAGAAATATTAGGCAGCCATCCTTCAGGTGCTATTTCTATAAGTTTTTTTAGTTCTTCGGCATATAGAGTTATGCTCCCTGTAGCTTCAATATTCCCTATACCTCTTCCAACAGCATAAGAGCCAGCACCCCAGTTATGTTTTATTTCTTGTTTCTGCCCAAACTTTATTTCTGTAACGCCATATAATACCTCACCTTGAACTGTTATAGAGGCATTTGCCCAGCTATATTGAACACCGTATGCGAATACTTTTGCCATGTTTTTATTATGCTATTTTTACTGTATAACTTAAATTAACTTCAATAGTTTTTGCCACTCCTATAGGAACTATACGCAATGAGATGACTAGTTTTGAAGTGCTTAAAACATTTTGATTAGGGTCGATAAGGACTTCAAATGCACTCACTTCTTCATTATTTAGCATGTCTTGAATAGCACTTTGACCTATTGTTTTAAAATAGGTTATAACATCAGGTCTTAACTTCCCATTGCTACCTAGTTTTAGTGGGCTATTTAATTTAGGGATATAAACTGTACGAAGATTTCGTAATGCCTTGTCAATCGTTCTATTATTTTCAATTGTATAATAATCAGATGTACTTACAGTTGCTGTAGTTGAGTAGTTGAAATATGTACCAGCCCTTTCATTAAATTTTCTTAGATATATATATCCATAATTATGTAGTTGATCAAGTAAACCCTGTGCAGAAGTTTTTACTGCAACATTATTAGCAAAGTATGGTGTATCAAGTTCTACATTTGCAATATTAAATTTCTCAACCCATCCGATATTATCGGAAACTTTAGAGTAACTTACTGCCCCTAATAATGCTCCAAGTGTAGTAACAGATTTAGAAGTATACTTATATAGTTGAGCCCCTTTAGCAGCCCCATCTTGCCCAATTGAAACACTTACTTTAGGACAAGAAAGGGTTCTTAAATCTGATAATGCAGACAATGCTAGTGAAGATATATCTGCACCATAAATTATGGAAAAAGGTCTATTTACGGCTTCTTCTGAAGCTGCTACAGCTTGTAAACTTTGTATTTGTGTTGTAGAAAGTGTAGTGCTTGTAACAAATACACCAGCTTGTCTTATTTTACCATCTGCGAAAACATTCATTGTACTAAGCTCTGTAAATGTGTAAGAGCCTGGCACAGCATAAATTCCTATATAAAGAACGCCTTTAGGCTGCATTCTAAAATACTCTGATATATGATAATTAAATACGACATACGGGTCATTTGCACCATTAGCAAGAGCCGTTATAGTTGTGGTTATAGTACCCGTAATCGTATTAGCAAGAGTATAAGCATTTGCATTTACACCTGACCCGATAGGTGCTGTTATAGAAACATTAGGGGATGTGCCAGCTGCTCTATACCCATGTACATCATATCCTGAGTTTACAGCATTTCTTATGCCATCAGCAATAGTATTTACAGTATCCCCAGTTAGCATAGTATATGTCCCAATACTTTTTACTACTAATCCTTCTGTAACTTTAACCTCTATTTTATCACCAGCTGTACCTACAGCAGTAACTAATATATTCCCTGTGGCTTTGGTTTCATTAGAATAGTCACCTTTTATACCTAACTTTTCAGCATCTTGCAAACTGTATAAAACTTTTATACGATCATTTGTAGAAAATCCAGATGGGAGGGTAGATGAGTAGAAAAGAAAAGCTGAATAATGATCCTCTCCTTCAAGAGGTCTTCCAATACCGCCTTCTCCTTTTATTATTTTTACTTCTGGCAAAGCCATATATCAATTACTTTTTATTTTTTTTTAAATCAATATCTTTTTGATCTGACACGTGTTCTTTTTTGAACTCATGTATGAAAGCACCCATAACAGACTGGTAGTGTAGAGCATCTTGATGATCTACAAAACATCTTCCATCTTGGGAAACCCAAACCGTATTCTGTTTTTCTAAATACGGCTTGGCTACCTCTAATAATTCTTCTTTGCTCATACTTGATTATGTAGATTGAACAATTACACATACTCCTTTTTTATCTGTTCGTAGGATAGATGATCCATGATGAACTAAAGCACTAATAATATCACCATAATATTCAGGTACTCTATTTTCCATAAATACATTAATACCTCCAAGGGCCTTACTTACAGCATATCGTGAGAAAGCAATACATCCGATATTGTCTGTTGTTGCTTGAACTGGATAACCTGTGTTATCACTTAATGGTGATTTTTTAGCTGGTGTTGCAGCATTATCATATATAACAGGATAGTTATAAGTAAGTATGTTGAATCCTAAAATCAAGTTAACAGCTCCCATAGGTAAATTTGCTTTACCCATAAAATCTTGTCTTAAAATAGCATCTGATTCTAATAGTTCAACATACATCCCATAATCCAATAAGAGGTATCGCTCACTCATTGGGACTAAATCTCTGTCTAGAATAGTTTTTAATTTTCCTATATCTTCTTTTACAAGTTTTTTTCTAGTACCTGTAGCACCTGGTGCAAGTGTTGTCCCATTGGCCCCTGAAGTACGTACAATTCTATTAGCATCAGCAGAAACAGCCCAATTAAATGCAGTTTCTCTCCCAATTCTTTCACGTAACTTTTCAGAATGCTCACCCATAACACTCATCCTTTTATCATATGATAACTGGAATGCTTCTAAATCACTCACAACTATAGGGTTAGTTGTAAAAGGCACTACAGGATATGTAAGCTCTGTATCTATGCGTTGTGAGATGGGGGCAGGAAGTGTAGTTCTTGACTTAACAACTTCCGGAGCTGATCCAGCTTGAGGTAAGTGTACTGTTGAATATGCTATATATTCTGAGTGATCTGTACCATAATTTATAAACTCTAATCCATTGTATAGATTAGATTGAATATCTTTTACCCAAATTTCTTGTAACAATGCCATAATTGTATATATTTATATTTTTATTAGTCTAATTGTATTTTTGCAGAAGCAGCTTTAAAATCTGTACCATCGTAAATAAATAGTTGAGAAAATGTTTTCCCAGCCACACCTGTGATGCCAGTTTGACCAGCAAAAAATCCTGTACCGTAGGTTACAGTTTCTGTACCTGTTGTTTTAACTACAACCCATATTACAGCTCCTGATTTTAACTCAGAACTTATAGTCAAGTTAAAAGTGATGCCGCTTGTTATAGTAGGTGTTTTAAGAATTGTATTTTGATTTGTTATAGTAACAGCTTGCGCTCCGGTATCTGTTAGTGTAGGCGCATCAACTACGCCAAAAGGAAAATTAACGCTCATATTTTTATTTTTTATTTTTTATTAAAAAGTCATTATAAAGTGTATTAAATAGCTCAGGGTCTTCATTTTTTATCTTCTCCAACTTTTTAGGGTCTTTTACAGATAACTCATAGAAGTCTAGATTTTCTATTTCTTTTGCTTCCGCCTTGTTAAATGGAATCTTTTCAGATTTTCTTACTCCTATAGAATCAAGAGCTTTTTTAGTAGAATCAAAACTTGCTTTGGCAAGAATCAACCAGTTTTCTTTTTCTTCTGATTTAACTTTACCATTTACAATGGCAGATTCTACAAGCTCCACAGCTTTTTTTTCTTCTAATTCTGTTCTCTCTTTTTGAAGACCTTCTATTTTGTTTTTAAGCTCTTCATTCTCTTTTTTAAGATTTTCAATCTCATTGAGAATTTTTTCGTCTACTACCGATGTAGTATCTTTTTGCTCCATAACTTTATTATTACTGTCTATTAAAATTCTATTACATATCTCTTGGTAATTCCTTGCAAAATTTCCTTTTGCAACCATTTTTTTACCATTAGAAGTTATTTCATCAAAAAAACCTTTATTTTTTGCCGATTCTGCTGTTAGCCATGTCTCCATAGACATCATCATGTTTATTTCATCAGATGCGATCCCTGTCCTAGTGGAGAAAATGGTCATAAGAGAGTTCTTTATTTTGGATAGGATTTCTACATCTTTATCTGATAAAGAATCAGATGTGAATGCAGGGTCATGTAACATGAATATGCCATAGTTATAGATGTATCTTTTACGACCAGCCATAGCAACAACACCAGCCATACTTGCGGCAACACCTTCTACATAAGTATCTATTTTTGCTCCATTCTCATTAGCATTTTGTATGGCTGAGTATATAGAATAGCCATCTGATACTGACCCACCCCAACTATTGATTCTTATGTTTATCTTACTGATTCCTGACGCTATAAGACTTTCCAGTTCACGTACAAAAGCCTCTCCGCTAATGCCTGAAACATTCCCTTTCTCATCTTTAGATAATCCTATTTCTGAATAGATAAGACCATCAGCAGTATCATTACTGACTTTATTAAAATAGTTATATCCAAATAAAGGTATCTGCCCTTGCATAATATGGGCAAAATTATTTTATAATATACTGGTTATCAATGATTTAATTCAAGATAGATTAAAATAGATTGGTTTTATTTTTTTTATTATATTTGTATAAATAATTAAAAAAAATGGAAAAGGTAAAAGAGGAAAAGTTTAACGGTAAAATACAAGGGTATTTACCTCCTAAATTAAAAAGAAAATTTATTAAACTTGCTAGCTCTAAATCCGAAACTGAATCAGGAGCCACAAGGCGTATGATTACTAAATTAATCACACTATTAGAGGATGGTACTGTGAAAGATTGGTAGTAATTATTTTTTAAAAAAGTATATTCTTTATATATTCTTATTAATTATATTTGAATTAAAAAAGATCATATGCTTTTAGCTATACTCTTCCCTTTTATTTCCTTTATGATGAGAGGCAAGTTCATCATAGGCTTAGTTTGTTTGTTTCTACAATGTACTTTGATCGGCTGGCTTCCTGCTGCTATTTGGGCTGTATCATCTTATAATAAAGAGATTACAGAAAAAAGAACAGATAAGATTTTAGAAGCTATTAAAAACAATAAACAATAATGAAAAAGATAATCATTTACTTAATTACATTTTCTACTATTAATTTTATTCTATCTTGTAAAAGTAGGAGCGATGAACCTCAACCCATAGATGAAAAACCTCCTGTAGAAAAACCACATCCACCTGCTGTAAAGATTAAACAATTTATATTACGTAATATGCAAGTTGGTGGATCAAGCCTTTCAGATTATTATACCTCATTCAC